AAACAATAGTGATGTAGATAGAATACATCTGGTTATAGACACATATGTCAACGATGAAGTAAGAGAATTATTAGAAGTTGAAACTTTCTGGTAAAAAAGTAACAGGTTTTAGTAGAAAACATATATTTATATATATGAGGTAATTGATATAGTTTCAATTACACTTGACTATTAAATAAAATAATAAACCAATCGTATTTAGACTTTAGAGTCAAATATGATTAAGGAGACAAGTTATGAGTAAACAACTCGACCAAAGCGTCATTTCACAAGAACTAACTAAAAATGGCAAAGTTAGTAGAACAATAACACCCACACCATTAAATTTACTTTACATTTTAGAGAACACTGGTTATAAAGTAGATACCTCAACTTTAGAAAAAACTGATAACTCAAAGGATGCTGGTGCTACCATAATCAATACGAATTTTGATACCAAAAATAAAAGACCTCGTATTATTATTGGAGATAATGGTTGTGGTATGAATGAGTCTAAATTATTTAAATCTATGACTTTAGGTGGACTTATAAGTGATGAAGATTATGATAAAACAAGTTCTGATATAGGTAAATATAAAGCTGGATTGAAGAACGGAGAATTGTTTTTAGGTTGTAAAACTACTTTACTTACACGAGAAGATGGTGGTAAGTTAATAAAGACTTATTTCAGTAAAAAATTAATGCAAAAATTTGCTGATGAGAATGGTGGTCAATGGGGCATTCACATTTATGAATGTAATGAGGATGATAAGAAAATATTTGAGGAGTACACAAATGGTGGAAATCATGGAACTGTAATTATTTCAGAAGATATTACGGCTTTTAATGATGTTCAATATTGGAAGTCTGCTATGATAAAAACTTTTGCAAGAACTTATCATCGGTTTATTACAGAAGGGTTGCGAATCGTTGTAAATGGTATAATAATTGAGCCTGTAGATATTTGTGGTTATGACATACCGTTTAGTTTGAATGGGCAGACATATGAATCAAAGATATGTACTGATAAAGTCGAGTGGTTTGATGTTCCCTACATAGATAAAAATGGAAAATTACGAAAAAATGGCTACTTGAGCTATCGTAGTTTTTTCTTACCACAAACCAACGAGTGTGACGATCCTGCTTTTACAAATGAATTTGGATGGAACGGATATCAACAAGGTATTGCTACATATCGCTGTAGTAGGTTGATACAATCTAATAACTGGTATGGTATAACACCTGCTAATAACACTAGATTGGTTAGATTCAAAGCTGAAACTGAATTTGATGGTGATTTAGATGGTAAAGAAAATATGGGACAAACTTATAGAAAAGATTCTGTTGATCCAAGTCAAGAGATTAACAATCGTATAGAACCATTTTTAAGAGCTGATATAGCTAAGGCAACCAAGATGTTTAATGATGCTAGTGGAGTAAATGCTAAGATAAGTGGTAATTTGAAACAACTGGCTAAAAAGTTTAGTGGTTGGGCAAAAAATCAAGCACACAAACTTCCAACATTAAAAGTTCCATTTGATAAGAAAACAAAACCTAATACTAAATTTACCAATAGAACTAAAACTTGTGTAAAAACTGGTAAAAAAATGAAAGCAATAGGTGATAGGTTAAAAATATATTTTGACGATAATATTAACACTGGTGAGTTTTATATATGCCATCAAGGACAAGTTCATAATAGCCTTGAAATATATTTCAACACAGGTCATGATATGTTTAAGAGGTATGTATCATCTGCTAATGTAGAGCAAATGGCACCAATTATCTGTATGATATGGTCGGAATATTATGCTTGGCAAAGAAATGTACCGATGACTAATTCAAAAAACGTAGATGAACACTATGAACTTAGGGAAAATATACATCGTGAAATGGGTAGTTGGTTGGAAAAAATGTATAAAACCACGCCGAAAGCGTAAACATAATCAAAATAGAAAAAAGGGTGGCAATTAATTTTGCCATCCTTTAATAAAATGCTTGACTTTAACAAAAATAATTCGTATTTTAATAGTATGATTTTCAATAACAGACTAACAAGATGACCATGATTAAACATGAATTCCTTGTTGGTCATAAGTAAGGAGAAAGGTATGAATAATATTCTTTCAGAAATAAAATATCATCTCAGCCAAGCTGATAAGCTAGCTCGTGAAAACAATCTAGGTGATCTTTTTTCATACTCAAGAGCCAAAGAGGTTTTAATCGCTGAAGCTCTTGGACACACAGTAGCCACTACCTACTCAGGTGCTGATGGTTACGACCAAAATGGCAATCCAGTCGAATATAAATCCACAGTAGGTAAAAAGATATCTGCCACTTATAATGGTATATCTGTACAATCAACTTGGAAAGAACAGGTGGAATACTTACAAAAAGAAAAAATTGGTAAGTATGCTCATCATTACTTTGCTCGGTTTGAAGGAACTGATATAAAAGAGATGTATCGATTGACAGCCGAACAGGTCTTGAGTTTGTTGCTTCCATCTTTGGAAAAACAATTCAACTCTACGGTAAAACGTAAAGATCCAAGACTTGGATATGGAATAAGGGAAAGCAAAATCAAGGCGTATGGCAAGAAAATTGTATAATACGATACCTGGAGATTGCCTGGTTAAGATGGGGGAGATTGATGATTCATCGGTTGATCTCATCTTGACCGATCCACCTTATATCATATCAAAGAATACCGGTATGGAGAATTTCAGTAACTTTGTCAAGGATGTTACATCTAATACAAAAACTTTAGATGATTGGGATGTCTATGCTTCTAATCATAAGAAAAACTCGAAGACATTTGAATTAACTGATGAAATGAAAAATAACTATCTCAAATATGGTACGATATATGGAAAGAAATATGCTGTAAAAACACAATTTGGAGATTGGGATGATGAATTTACAATGAATGATTTGGAATCATTCGTAGATTTATCTTATCAGAAGTTAAAAAATGGTGGTACTTTTATTACTTTCTTTGACATATGGAAGATTACATATCTTAAAGATATTATGGAACAGAAAGGGTTTAAACAACTAAGGTTCATTGAGTGGATAAAAACTAATCCACAACCGAGAAACAGTAAAGTTAACTACTTGACTAATTGTAGAGAGATTGCTCTTTTGGGTATTAAAAAATCAAAACCAACATTTAACAGTAGTTATGACAATGGTATTTACGAATATCCAATATATAATGGTAAAGATAGGATGCATCCAACACAAAAGAGTTTGGACTTATTCAAAGATATAATTAAAAAACACAGTAATGAAAATGATTTAGTATTAGATCCTTTTATGGGTAGTGGCACTACTTGTGTTGCTGCTGTGGAAACCAATCGTAGGACTATTGGTATTGAACAGAATGAAGAGTTTTATAAAAAAGCTACGGATAGAATTAATCAACGTGCAAGTATATTAAAATTCACTTGACTTTTAAATCAATAATAGTTAAATTAGTTAAATTAATGAGGTTACAATGAAACAACTAACACCGGAAGAAATACAACATAATTGGGGTAACCTAAGACAACTGATAGATGCTACCTTTTCAGGCGAAAGGCTGGAAAGATTAAACGAGATGTATGACTTCTTTGAGGAAAGAATGTGTTTGGCACCAGCTAGTGGTAGAGAACACTTTCATAATGCCCATCCAGGTGGTTATGTAGAGCATGTTCTACACATCACACAGTTTTCTTATCAGATTTATAAGTTATGGAAACAAAACGGCGCTACAATTGATAACTTTACCGTAGAAGAACTATTGTTTGCTGCTCTTCATCACGATTTAGGTAAGGTTGGAAACCTTGTAGAAGACAACTATATAGAGAATGACTCAGACTGGCATAGAAAAAATCAAGGGTTGATATATAAACACAATCCAAAGATAGATTATATGACAATTACTGATAGAGCTTGTTGGATACTACAACATTTTGGTGTCAAAATGACAGAAACTGAGTTCATTGGTATGAGGTTGGCAGATGGATTGTATGAAGAAGCTAACAAAGGTTACTATATGAATTGGAGTAAGGATAATCAGTTGAGTACTAATCTGGCTTACATACTACATCAGGCTGATATGATGGCTAGTAAGATTGAGTATGACCAATGGGCAAGAGGTGACCACGACCTTAAAGTAGATAAGGTTAAAGAAGAGAAAAAGAAAACAGAACAATCTAAAGCTGCCAATCAGGCATTTAAAGAGTTATTTGGAGAATAAAATGAAAGAAATAATAAAAAATAGTCAAGAAATTATCAGAATACAAAATAAAGAATACAAAGGTAGTGACTTTATTGATGTCCGAGTATTTTACGAAAAAGATGGTGAATACCTACCTACTAAAAAAGGTATATCTTTTAATCCAAAAATAGCAAAAGATGTGATAGAAGGTATAATGGATTCGATTGAATAAGATGAAATGTTGGCATTGTAAAAGTGATTTGATATGGGGTGGTGACCACGATATAGAAGATTTAGATACAGATGGAGATGGTATCT